TATCGCTGCTGCCTAATCCTGCAAGTCATCAGTTTGATCCAGCAACTAATGCCCTCAATCAGCTGATCAATAGAGATATGTTCGCTAGCCGTGCAAGAGACCCAAGAACTCTGCAGGTTAATCGTAGGTATCCTTATGATTATCGTATGCTGGAGGGAGAGAATCCTGGGCAACTACATGCAATTCATCCTGACAAGTTAGATACAAGCCAAGGTTATGGCAACATGACTGACTATAGCCAAGAATTAGCTATTGCTGCCAGCCCCAGCTTTCGCTCATTTAAGGCTTATGAAAAATCTGATAAAGGAGCTAAAGCCCTTACAAATGGAGAAGTAACTTATCACAGTAGGCAGGCTGAAAAGAGCTTCAGGACTATTTACAAAGACCTATTTAACTCTGATAATCTTGGACATGCTCCGACAGCCCTTCAAATGATGATTAATGTAGCGGCTAGCGACCCTGATCCTCAGAGAAGAGCAGCTGCTACTTATGCACTAAAAGCGGTTCAGACAATTCCAAGTAACTATGCAGAACTTAAAATGGGAGGGCGCTTTGAAGTCTCCCCAGACACAGTAACTGCAATCTTAGTTAACCCAGGTATGGAAGGCTCTCATCAAGACATGTACCTGAAAAAATTACAGAAAGCAGTGGGCCCTGATATTCCTGTAGGATTAGCTAAAGACCTAGCTCCTAAAGACTTCACTGCTCGCTATGAAGATCTAGCAACAATGATGGCTGAGTCAGTTAAGAAGAGTCACACAGACGGTAAGATGGGGTCTAGTAGTATGAATGCCGTTGAAGCCGCTCTTAAAAAAACTCCTGCATTTGAGCCTTACAGCGGCTCAGCTGTTTTGCAAAGCTCTCTTTTAGACTATATCCATGACCCAACTACCCTACACCAAGTAAAAGAAGCTATAACCTACTCTAAGCAATATGAGTCAGACGTAGCCTCTTTCCTTAACGCAATTAAATTGGATGCCGCAAAATGACCGTACCTAACACCCCTATCACAGTACCCAAGAAATCTCAGGAAGCTATCCTTAAGTTCCAGAGTGAGTGCCTAGCCATGATGCGGCAGCACTGGAATCTTCGCACTAGAATGGAACAGATTGATAGACAGTATCAGCGAGAAGTTGATTACACTAAAGAGCAGGCTCGCGCAAAAGCTAGCAATATCTCAGGTAATCCAATCGAGCTGCAGAATATCACTGTTCCTGTAGTTATGCCAGCAGTTGAGGCAGCTGTCACTTATCAAGCCAGCGTATTCCTTACGGGCAATCCTATCTTTGGCGTAGTCGCTAGCCCTGAATCTATGGATGCAGCGCGCCAGATGGAGTCACTAATCGAAGATCAGCAGGTTCGCGGCGGCTGGATTCGTGAACTTATCATGTTCCTTCGTGATGGGTTTAAGTATAACCTAGCAGCTGTTGAAGTTGATTGGTCAAGACAAGTCACTGCAGAGCTAGAGACTGATCTTAGCCGTACCACTGAAGGTATTCCTAAGCAGACTATCTGGCAAGGTAATACCATCAAACGGCTTGATCCCTACAATCTAATCTTTGACTCCAGAGTTCCTGCAACTGAAGTCTATAAGAAAGGGGAGTTCGCGGGCTGGACTGAAAAAATGTCCCGCATTGCGCTAAAGGACTTCATCTCTAAGCTCCCTGATAAGATGATTGAAAACATCAAGGAGGCTTTTGAGTCTGGCTGCGGTGGAGATGGACAGTCCCATTATATTCCATGCGTTAATCCTGCAGCAATGCTAGATCAGAATCAGCCTGTTGGCACTACTAATTGGCTAGCTTGGGCCGGTCAAGAAGAAGCTAATAGATCAGGGGCCATTGAATACAAGAACAGCTACGAAGTCTGCACTCTATACGGGCGCATCCTTCCAAGTGATTTTGGCCTTCGCGTTCCTAGTCCTAACACGCCGCAGGTGTGGAAGTTCATCGTTGTAAATAACAGTGTTCTTATTTATGCAGAACGCCAAACAAACGCGCACGGTTATCTTCCTGTGCTTCTTGCGCAGCCCCAAGAAGATGGCCTTAGTTACCAGACAAAGTCTCTTGGGCAGAATGTTAGCCCGATTCAGGACATTGCTAGCTCTCTCTGGAACTCTGTACTTGCGGCCCGCCGCCGTGCAATTAGCGATAGAGGCTTGTATGATCCCTCTCGCGTATCTCCAGAGCACATTAACAATCCTAACCCTAGCGCCAAGATTCCTGTTCGTCCCAGCGCTTTCGGTAAGCCGCTGAGTGAGGCGTATTATCCCATCCCATTCAACGATAATCAGTCAGGCATTCTGATGCAAGAAACTCAGAGTGTCCTTAAGATGGCGGATTACATTACTGGGCAGAATCCTGCGCGCCAAGGTCAGTTTGTCAAAGGTAACAAGACTAGAGATGAATACCAGTCTGTTATGGCTAACGCCAACGGACGAGATCAACTTTGTGCTCTTCTGCTAGAGGATCAGACTTTCGCACCTCTCAAGCATATTATTAAAACCAACATCCTCCAATACCAAGGAGGCGTTAGTCTATTTAATCGTCAACGAGAGGAGGTAGTTAAGATTGATCCCATTAAACTCCGTACAGCAATTATGGAGTTTAAGATCTCTGATGGCCTAACCCCCATCGACAAACTAATTAATGCCGACTCTTTTAAGATGGCTATCCAAGTCATTGGCTCCAGCCCTCAGATTGCAGGTAGTTATAACATCGGACCCCTGTTCTCGTATCTAGTTAAAACTCAAGGTGGCGATCTTAAGTCTTTCGAGAAGTCAGCAGAACAAATTGCGTATGAACAAGCAGTTGCAGCATGGCAACAAACTACTGTTGAGATTGCTAAGGCTGGTGGACAGCAATTCCCGCCGCAGCCCACTCCTGAACAGTTTGGCTGGAAACCCACTGGGCTTACTCCGTCGCTTGCGCAAAACCAGCGTCAGATGGATGTTACCCGAGTTAATAATATCACAAACAATATCTCAACCCAGGAACAATAATCATGGAAACCCAATCCCTCTTCACTCGGGTGCCACTCACTGAAGAGCAGAATGTGGCCGCTGCTGAACTTAACTCTCTGCAAAAAGCTCGCTTACAGAACATGATGGCCGCTATTGCAGAAGAGAAAGTCTGGTTAAGCTTTGACCCCAAAAACCCACAAGACTTTATTGCCCGTGAGGCAGAGATGCGTGGACAACTCCTGCTGTTACAACAACTGATTGAAGGGAATTAAAATGTCTATCTTTTCGCAAATCTTTGGTAGCGGTACTCCTGCACCTGCTCCCACTACGGCTCCGGCTCCTGCGGCCCCTGCTCAAGAACAAGCTGCCCCTGGGAATATCCCTGCTGCCCCAGCTGTAGCTGCAACTCCTGAGAACCCTAGTGCTCCTGAGCCTCTCGCTGAATTTAAGGATCTTTGGGCGCCTACTGAGAATCCTGCTGTTCCCAATGCCTCTCTTTTCTCTGGCATTGATCCTAATAAGATCATGGAAGCCGCAAAGGGAACTGATTTCACTAAGCTCATTACTCAAGAATCCCTGCAAGCTATCGGTCAAGGCGGAGATGCTGCAATGGCAGCGTTCTCCCAGTCTCTTAATCAAGTAGCTCAAGGTGTATACGCACAGTCTGCAATGGCCACAACTAAAATTGTGGAAGCTGCGCTGGCTAAACAACGTGAGTCTCTTGTTAGTGAGCTCCCTGGCCTTTATAAGAAACATGCTGTATCTGATGCCCTTCGCTCAGACAATCCGGTGTTTAACAACCCTGCAGTGCAACCTATCATTGCTGCTCTTGAAGCTCAGTTGTCGCTCAAATACCCTCAAGCGACTACTTCTGAACTTCGGACGCAGGCTCAGAAATACGTAGAGGCTTTGGGCGGTGCGCTTAATCCTACTACAGCTAATCAACCCAATCCGGCCACTACTCAAGCTAAAGCTAATGAGCCAGATTGGTCAACTTTTCTCTGATTAAGGAACTCAAATGAGCACCGGTATTTTTGTCACTAGCAATCTGACCACTGATCTTGCCAAGAAGTCTTTCGCTGGCATGATTACTCGGCTTATGCCTAACGGCTCTGCCCCGCTGTTTGGTATGACCTCCATGCTGCAGACTGAAACTGCAGTGCAAACTGAACACGGTTTTTTCACTAAGACCATGATCTTCCCGCAGATGACTACGTCTGCCTCTGCCCTTGTTGGTGACACTACGCTGACTGTGACCTCCACGAATAACATCGTGCCGGGCATGATTATGCGCGTTAACAGCACTAACGAGCACGTCATTGTTAACTCCATTGTCAGCGGCACTAGCGTCACTGTTACTCGTGCTGTTGGTACTGTGGCTGCAGCTGCTATCGGCTCTGGCGTTGATCTGTATCAAGTTGGTAACGCTTACGAAGAAGCTTCTCTGCGTCCTTCCAGCCTCGTCATCAACCCGGTTCGTGTCACTAACCTGACGCAGATTTTCCGTAATACTTGGGCTGTCTCTGACACTGTTCGTGCCACCCTTGTTATTGCCGGTGAATCTAACGTTGCTGAGTCTCGTCAGGATTGTGCAGCGTTCCACGCGGCTGACATTGAGAAGGCTATCTTCTTCGGTCAAAAGTCCCAAGGTGTTCGTAATGGTCAACCGTTCCGCACCATGAACGGCCTGATTAACGAGATCACTGTTAACGCTGCTGGTAACGTTAGCACTGCTGGCGCCACTACTAACTTCACGCAGCTCGAAGGTTTCCTGGATAAGGTCTTTGACCAGACTACCGATCCGAAGGGCGCTAACGAGCGTGTGCTGTTTACTGGTGGCCAAGGTAAGCGAGTGTTTAACGCTATCGGACGCCTCAACGGTACTTATCAGCTGATGGATGGCCAGACCTCCTATGGCCTGCAGTTCAGCACCTTTAAGACCGCTCGTGGTACCTTCCGTGTTATTGAGCATCCGCTCTTTAATACCAACACCACTTGGGCTAAGATGGCTGTTGCAGTTGATCTGCCCACTTTCCGTGTTGCTTACCTTGGCGATCGTAAGACGCAGAACAAGGAGTTCAACCAGAACAACGTTCCTAGCGATAACGGCATTGACGCAGTTGGTGGTACTCTTACCACTGAAATGACTACTTGCGTTAAGAACCCTGCTGCTAACGCTGTCATCTACAACCTTACTGCTGGCGCTCTGGGCTAAGCATAATTAACTGGGGGCCTACGGGCCTCCTAAAGGAGAACATTATGGCAATTATGAATGCTTACTACTGCACCCTCGGCTCTTGCACTTACGTCTTTAAGGACGGAACTGCAGCTTTCTTCAACGAAGGTCGTTATCTTACTTCCCTTGAGAAAGAGATCGAAGAGCTTGAGGCTGAGATTGCTGCCAAGCATCCTCACTTCTACATTAATAAGGACGCGCTGACTGTCGATACTGATGCGGTTGATCCTATCGAAGAAGAAGTACAAAAGCGCGTTGTTGAGATTATGAAACAGCGCGACCTGGGAGACTATGCTAGCGGCGGCCTCCAAGCAGTTAAGCTTGGCGTAAGCACCTCTGCCTCTGTTGCTGAGACTGCTCCGGAGTCTAACAGCAAGTAACGCTTAAGGAAGGACTTACTGATGGCAAGCTTCGCTCAACTTAAGGCCGACGTAATGACGTTGACCAATCGCCCTGACCTAAGTGCTGAGACGGAGCTTGCCATTAGGCAGGCAACTCTCAAGGCTCACCATTCCGATTACTATCCTAAGGATCTTTACGAGACTGGGATTCGGTTTAGTGAGCCTGCACTCCTTCAGGATCTGGAGTATAAACAATTGATTCCTCGCTTTCGCGCCCTGCGATACATCCGTAAGACAGATGTTAGCAATGCGGATCTTGAGTTCATTGAGATCCTTGATGCTGGAACTCTGCTGGATAGTTATAAGCGAGACAAGGATAACGTCTGTTATCTTGCTGGGGAAGTACTGCACATCCGATCCAGCACTCCACTAGAGTACATATTCTTTGGCTGTTACATTCATCCTCTCACCTCTCCAGACAATTACAAGTCTTGGATTGCGGATGAATTTCCGTTTGCCATTGTCTACGAAGCAGCTGCAACAGTCTTTAAGACAATTGGTTTCGATGAACAGGCGGCCGCATTTAAGCAACTCTCCAGTGAGCATCTCATGGAGATGAGAAACAGCAGCATTCTTGCGCAAGGATACTAACATGAGCGCGTCTATTTGGGATAGTGGTGGGACTTCAGTAACCCCTGGAGTCACGATCAAGCGGCAATCTTGGCTGTTAGCGGCCCCTCAATCTGCATTCACTCTTAATGAATTTACATATACTCCTGGAGCCAATCAACTCATTGTAATTGTTAATGGGGTTGTACAGGATCTTGGCCTTGGAGATTATGAGGAAACATCCTTTAATATTGTTACGACTACTTTCACTGTTGGTGTTGGTGAAAGAGTCTCTATCATCGGACTGGGAGTTGAGTGATGGTAACTAAGGCAAAAAACAGCACACTTGAGGCTACTCTCTCTGTAGTTAATGTGGGCACTGGCATGGATGTGCTGGTTAATGAAGCTCCTTTGCAACAGTCGGTATTTGCTAAATCAATTAAGGCCGGCACTAATGTTACGATTACTGACGACGGCTCCACTCTCACTATTAATTCTACAGCATCAGGCGGCACGGGTGGAATTACTGGTGCGACTAATGCAGGTACTGGCACAGGGGTGGCTAGCGGCGTTAGCGGCACTAGTCTCGTCCTTAAGAGCCTGAAAGCTGGGCCTAATATCGCCATCACTAGCACAGCTGATGAGATTACTGTAGAGGCTACTGGCAGTGCATCTGGGGAAGCTAACACTGCCTCTAACGTAGGTACTGGGGTTGGAGTATTTAAGTCTAAGACTGGCGTTAATCTTGCTCTTAAGACTCTTAAGGCTGGTGCTAATGTCACTCTCACTCCTAGCGCTGATGAGATTCTTATTGAAGCTTCTGGCTCTGGTGGTGGTACAGCTTATTTCGCTAATCCTGTAGACAATGGAGCTGTTGGTGACTTCGTTCCTGCGGCCGATGGCACAGGGACTGGTACCGCTAATGACACAGCTGTAATGGCTGCAATTGCTACAGGAAAGCCTATCTGGCTACCTGCAGGTAATTTCTATGTAGCTAACTGGGCCACTCGGTATGCTATTAGCCGCGCCTCTGTAAGCGGCCCTGGTAAGTTCTGGGGGGATACTGGCTCTGGTAAAGTAGAGCTGGGTAAGTCTATCATTGTTGGATCTACTAACACTCACGAAATTAGTTATGCTGGAGGTGTTCTCTGGGCTAATGATGGTGCCATTTCTGGTATGCGCACTTGGACTGGACACCATAATTGGATGGTTACGCAGCCTGATAAGGGCCCTTGTCAAGTACAACTTTATCCGGGTTGCCAAGCTATCGCGGCACGTAGTGTATCTCCTAACATTTTGGAGGTCACTTACGGTACGTATGACCTGACTAATTTGTACGTTGGCGATCATATTGGTTGGAATGGAGAAGTTTGGAAAGTCGCTAGCATCATTAGTAATACCCAAATTACAGTTACTACTTTCTCCGGAGGAGCTCCGGGATTTGTAACTTCTGCTCAGGGATATCCTTGGTATCGTGCATATGAAGTAGGCGAAGGTACTTGTAATACTTCAGGTACCTCTGTAGTGCGTGTCTCAGGTGATGCTTGGCCTGCAGGCTATTCTGGCGATCATATGTACGCTATTATTAACGGGACTCGCTACACTGTTTCTCAGGGCCCCGAATCTGCTGGCGTTAATAAACTTGTACTCTCTGCGTCAGCTGGTGTGCAGAGTAATGTGTCTATCCGCTTCTTCCGTACCTATGGTCCGTGGAGTTATGTAACTCTCTTCAGACTCCAAGGTATCGCAGGGGGAACTGAGACTAACGGTGGTATGGCCCTTAACATTAAGAATGAGTTCTGTATCTGGAATGGCGGTACTCATAATGCAATGTATGGCCCTGTTCGCATTAATGCCCCTAAAGTCACTATCGGTCCCGGAACTTACGGTAATGACAGAGTGTTCGACCGCCTGGAGGCCGACTCGGAAGGTGTGTGTCTTGGAGGCAACAGTTACGGTACTCCAATATACAACTATGTAAAGGCCCTGGGTGGCACTACCGGGTATGCAGCAGTTCTATCCGCCCGTGGTGTAGATACGGATGTGAACTTTGGTTTCGACTTGAAGGGTGCGGGTAAGTTCGGATTTACTGCGGGAACTTTTGGCCGTACCGTGTTTGAGATTTACTGTCCTGCCGGAAGCACGGCATGGGCAACGGTAACCCCGGGTAACGGCGAGGCTATACTGAGCGCAAACAGTGCATCTAACAATGCCAATTTGGTGATTGTTCCTGGAGGCACGGGCAGAACTGTAGTTAAAAGAGTTCCATTTGTACGCCTGCAAAGAGTTGCGAATTTGCGTCTGGAAATCGCTACCCTAATTCCTTGGGATACTGAAGTTAGTGATATCTTCGGAATGCACGCTGCCAATGACACCAAGATTTACGCCCCTGTTGCAGGATTGTATAGAATCTCTGCGCAGTTTCAAGCCCTGTTTTATGGAGCAGATGCTGGCATGTCAAGTGTATCGACCCGAATTGATATTAAGAAGAACGGCTCTGCGACATATGCAGCTCTTGGTTGCATA